TCCGTTTCAAACGCGCCAACGGGGCCAATAAATGGCGTTTTTGGCGCTAATGCGACTAACTCAGTACTACATGTACGCCAGTAGTTAAACATCGTTTGCGGGTCTTTTGCGTCACGAATTAAAGAGCGCAAATACCGCTTTCCTTCGACGTTAATGTCCTCACCATACACCGCAACAATCGGTATATACATGCCAGGCCATTCGTTTTCTTCTAGTACTTCAGCGCCAGTCATAATACGTTGCTTAACTTTGTAGCTGCGCGTTTCGCGATCACCAATAACAGTTATGCCTTGCGCGTCTAGAATATCTTTCTGAGAAAGTCCATCTATTTTTTTTAGATACAGACTTTCTTTAATAACTAAATTATTCGATAGCCTTAATATTTTTTCTTTGACTTCATCGCGTGACCACCACTCCGCGACTAAAACATTTTCGCCGTCTTTCCAGCTCACGGGCATGTCTGCATATGCGCCGATACTCCAGTCTACTTTGTCAGCGCCTTTGTACTTCTTTTCATATATCTTTTTTGGGATGAGGTCAGTAATAAACGCATCATTCCAATCGCTTGAGTCAGCGCCTTTAGAAAATGGATCACCATAAACCGAAAACGGATTAGCAATGCGGTCAATTTTTAAATCTTGATAGAATGTGTCGTTGTGCGCGTAATCAGCAGAAACGCGCCAATACCCAAATCCCATCGTGACTGAATACTCTAGCCCCGTGTCATACGCTACATCAGCATTGCTCGTGACTTCGATATTCCGAATAATACCGTTGATAATTTCGGCTGTTTTAACGTCGGCGCTATCGTCAGCGGGATGCACTTTAATCGCAGGTTTATTCAATCGCCCATCATTGACAACTTGGCGAATGAATGACGGCATTTTATTGATCGTTAAACATGGCCGATTCTCTAGCATGCGTTTGCGCTTCATTTCTTCCGGCCACTGCTCGCCAAGGCGTGCGAATTTCAGGTCGTCGAGTGCTGCAATACGGTTATCTGACTCCGCATTTTCCACTAATTCAAATAACTCTAACGCCGTTTTTAGTTTGTCATCAGCCATAAAAATTAGCGGCTCGTGGCCGCTGTCTGTTCTTTCATTTGATTTGATGCGCTTATACGATTGTATTTTTACTTTACTGTATATTTTTTGCTAATTTCGATAAAAAACCCACGACCAAAAAACACAAAATCAAATTTTATGTGCTTAAAAATTCCAGTGCTAAAAGCCACCGAAAAATTGACGCGGTTATCGAAAATTGCATTTTTGCGGTATGTAAAACTCCAATAAAATTTATCCGAATTCCATCTGTACCATTTTTCATAGTCTGTAATGCTATGCGACGTCATAATCATATTTACCCCATCCATCCACCGGAATTTACTTCGCGCGTCTTTCTTTTCCTTGGCTCTACTTTTTCTTTAACAATCCCAGGGAACAACTCAGTAAGCGCCCATATCACAGCGTCAGCTCTGTTGGGAGAAGATTCGCCCAAATAGCCCACTGTTGAGAATGCTGCTAACTCGTCTTCTAGCTCTCTGAACATACCGACATGACGAACCTTGCCTTGATCATATAACGCCGATATTGGCTCGGCCCTTACCGCTTTTCCTCTTGTTGCCGTGACCTGCTTGTATGGCGTTCTAGGCCGCGAGGTTTGAATAACGTGCTGTACCATTGCGCCACCGTAGTTAATTTCGCCTACGATCACATCAGCGGCATGACGATCATATGCATCAGTTGCCACTTTCCCCCACGTCGCAGGGCCTGCTTTTACTGTGCAGTCTTCTAACAAATATGCGTTTCCATCACTGCCTAGCCCTGCCACACAAATACCGATTGCGTCATTGTCTGCATTGTCTGTATCGCCGGAACCGCTTGGGTCAACTGCTACAACGATACGCACCATATCGGGTAATTTGCCATCTAATACACGCCATTTGTCAATGATTTCATCAGCGAATAGAGCGTTAGGCGTTGCGTCTGCGAACTCACCCAACAAGAACCGTTTCTGCAATCGCGGACTTAATGATTGCAGTGTTTGCAAATAACCGTCGGACAGGTTTTTAGCGTTATCGAGCGGATTAATCTGAAAATACGCGTAATCAATGCCGCGAACCAGCGGCTGTTTGCTTTCTGGGTCACGCTTTTCTATGAATACGCGATACGACCAGTGGGCCTTACTTGGCGGGTTGCAGTCGTAATACATGCGCGGCTTCAGTGACGATGTGCTATCACCGATAACTTGATTAACTTTTTGCGCTAAACGAGTAACCGCAACACCCACACTTCCCCACGGTATTTGGCTGCACTCATTCAAATATATCGTCGCGTATTCTTGCCCTAAAATCTTTTCTGTACGCTCTTTATCGTCGAGGCCACCAAACCAGATTTGTGCACCATTCTCGAACTCTGCAAACCAGTCTGTTTTATTGATGTGATATTTAACGTTTGGGAACGCTAATTGCATGACTTTCGGGAATGTGTCTTGTACAACTGAGTTCTTAACGTGATTGAAACGAAACCGCATGACCGCATGACGACTGTTTGGCGCTTTTAATGCGCGAAAACACACATTACGTATTAACAGGAACGTTTTACCGCTGCGACTGCCACCAAACAACATAATATGCGTTGCATCGCCCGCCAAAACCTTTTGCGCCTCTTCTTGTTTTGCGTTTAATTGCATAATTTGTGCACTGCATCAATCAACAATGTATTTGGCCGTTTTTTTTGGCACTCTTCATAGTGTGTTGCTTTGCACAATAAACTATAGCTTTTCATCTAAATCCGACGCCTTAACGATAACAACGCCGTCTATTTTGGTTTCAACTTTATCAGTCCACATTTTTAAATGCTTGCCGAGCAATTCCGCGCCTTTCAGCACCGCTTGAGAATCAAACGTGTAAGCGGGGAGCACTTCGCCATCTTCTGTCTCAACATACACTAAATCGCCGTTAGAGCGTTTTACGGGCTTAGCCTGTCTACACCTCTCAACCGTGTCTTTAATCGTCTCTAAGACATATTTAGCGTCAATCCCAAGGCTTTCTGAGCGCCTGTTCATTCTTTCTTTGATTGCCGCATCTATCTCAGGTTTTCTTAGGTTTTCATGCCCAATTGCTGCTGCAGTATCAACGCTATACCCAGCGCGAATAGCTGCTTGTGTCGCATTTAGATCAATTAAATATTCAGCAACGAACATGCGTTGCTTTGCAGTTAATTGATCCATTTGTTATTTACCGCCGTCTCCGATTTGAACAGTCAGCGTTGCTGTTTTCGTCGCTCTACATATCGTAGAAATAAACAACTCGCTCACTGTGTCTCTGCGCATGATGATGTCAGAATTGCCAGGAACCGGCGTACATGTGCGCGTCGCTGTAGATGTTGGCAACGTTGCTGCTACATTTGACGCGCCCAGTGCTATGAACGCAATATCTGCACTCTCATTAACAATACGAATAGCGTTACCGCTACCCGCAGGCAATGCGACTGCTGTTAGTGCGCTAGCTGTAGCTGCAACAGTAATGCAGGGCGCTGACGCATTGAATAGCGTGTCCATTAGCAGCCTTTTTTGCCTGGCTTTGGCATAGGTTTTTTAGCTGGCATTGGTTTAGCTGGTTTTTTCATAATTTTCTTTCAAATAAAAAAGCCCCAATTACAGGGCGAAAGTTCTCTAATGAGAACAGGGGTTAATCATACTGTTAGAAATAACAGGTAATAATACTTGCATTATGCATCTAACTCATTTATTATCTCTACATCGACACAGCAATACCGCTAGTCGTAATTAGCCAATACATTTTACTGCTGAATAAGCAGCTTAAAAATAAATAGGGGTACAAAAATGACAAGCCAAATAAATAGTATTCAAAACCGTTATGAACTAATGCGTAAAAACAATGGCGAACCAGCAAAACAAATTAATTCCGACCAATTTGAATTTTTACTATGTGTCTTACCACCTGCAAATTGGACTCACTCTGACAATATTGAGAGTTTTATGGTCGATGAATGTCAAACAGCCAATCTTTACACTTGGGTAGTGCGCGTTAATTCAGAATATTGGGAAATGATTGCGCCAAAAAATAGCACTGTAAAAGATTTACTCGAAAAAATAGAAGCCGCCACACAAACAGCTTAATACTAACTACTAATAGGGGTACAGAATGAAAAAAATTCCAATTATTGAATCTTTAAATGATAAAGGTTATGCATATACTCGACCAGCGCGTTACATAGAAGAATTACCTGTTTTGAGTGATCGGTTAGCCGCACTTGAAATTGCAACAAAGGAAATTTCTTTGATTCTCAATGTAGCGCCGTCAAAATGCATCCCGTTTGGCGTTCCAGTTTATTCTGTTTTTATGACGCGCCCTGAAGCAAAAAAACACGCGCAGCATAAATTACTAATGACACTGGGCGGAAACATTCGTCTTGATCTTTTTTGCGTAAATAACAATCCCAAAATTACAGATTTTAATTAAACGAATTTACTAAACAGAAAGGATAAACATGACTGCAAGAATCTCACAAGAGATGCTTAAAGCACTTGAACTAATCAAACAAGGTCTTACGCCCTATGCCGCTGCTAAAGCCGTCGGTATAGAACAATCAACTATCTCGCGTTCACGATTGTATAAAGATTGGCTTGCGAGTATTAATAGTAAATAATGCTTGCATTATGCAACTAATGACTCTATAATTACTACATCGAATCACACAACAGAAGAGCAAAATGATCACAAATACAGAATTTCTATTAAATTACGAAAGCGCAAAAAATCACCAATTAAGTTTAGAGCGCATTGTGGACGAAAAAGGTAAAAAATTAACGGAGTACCCAAAAGGCTTAATGGGATTAACACCGGACGAAATAAAAAACACCGCGCAATGGAAAACCGATAAAAAAAATTTTGAATTAGCTTTTTCTAAATTACGATCTTTTAATGCATTTTTTACAAAAAAATATAAGAAAGAGCGTGCAGCAATAAGAAAAGAATTATTAGAAAAAATGATGCTTACTTCAAACAATCAATAAAGGGAACAACATGAAAAAGAATAAATGCGAAAGAATTATCGAAACAAAAGGAAATTACGCTGTTTTAATACACGTTCAAGAGGATTACATTTTTGCTTATTTTTTA